TTCACCTGTATCGGGTTTTGTCGGCCTCATGCAAACCCAAACCACCTCAAACCGTCAGCCAATGGTCTGATCAGTTTCGAGTGCTGTCGGGAAAAGCGTCAGGCGAAGCCGGAAAGTGGCGAACCGATCGGACGCCTTACCTTCGGGAAATCATGGATTCTCTCTCGGTCCGGTCTTCCGTCCAGCGCATTGTGATGATGTTTGCCGCGCAGCTCGGGAAAACCGAAGTCGGCTTGAACTGGATCGGCTACGTCATGGACCAGGCGCCGGGCCCGATGCTGACGGTGGTTCCCACCCTTGAAGTCAGGAAACGGTGGGTCAAGCAGCGCCTGGATCCATTACTGACAGAAACTCCGGTCCTCAGAAAGTCATTTGACGGCAAGAGATCGCGCGATTCATCCAATGCGGAAGACATGAAGGATTTTCCGGGGGGAATTTTGGTGATCGGTGGTGCTAACTCGCCTGCCTCCCTCGCCTCGATGCCAATCAAGTATGTGCTTTGCGATGAGGTGGATCGTTTTCCGTGGGATGTTGGTGGAGAAGGGGACCCTTTGGGCCTGATTGATGAGCGCACCAAGACCTATCCGAGAAGGAAAGTGCTTTTGGTCAGTACGCCGACCATCAAGGGCATGAGCCGCATTGAGATGGAATATGAAAGTTCCGACATGCGGGAATATCACGTTCCCTGTCCTGAGTGTGGTGAATTCCAAATGCTCAAATGGAAACGCAAGGATGGAAGCTTTGGTTTGGTGTATTCCGAATCGACGGGACGAGTTTGGTATGCCTGCGAGCATTGTGGATCCATGATTGATGAGCACCATAAGAGCACCATGCTCGATCAAGGTCGTTGGGTTCCACGATTCCCTGACCGCCCAATCAGGGGTTATCGCTTGTCCGGTCTTTATTCACCGATTGGCCTCGGATTCAGTTGGCAGGAATTATGGGCGCAATGGAAATCGGCGCATCGGGATACCACCAATCTCAAGCGATTCATCAACACGACTCTGGGGGAAAGCTGGGAAGAGCAGGGCGAAGATCTTGAGAATGTCTCGCTCCTCATGCGGCGCGAACAGTATTGCGAAGAGACCATCCCTGCCTCAGCGTCTCTGATTGTTTTTGGAGCCGACGTCCAAAAAGATCGCATCGAATTCACGGTTGCTGCTTTCCAATCGGATGAGGAAGCCTGGTTTCTGGATCATGTCATTGTTGATGGCGATACCGCCTCAATCGACGTCTGGAACGATTTTGATGATGAGCTCAGGGAACGGAAAGTTCAGTTTGGCTGCATCGATGCCGGCTACAACACCAGCTTTGTGCATGAATTCTGTAAATCACGGCTTTGGTGCATCCCGACAAAAGGCATTGAAGGAGCTGGCCGACCATTGATTGAAGACGAACAGAAAAGAAAACAGCGTCTTCGAAAACGCAACCGGAAAGGGTTTATTTCTGAGCCAATCGGCGTCGACCAGGGCAAGGCCATTATCTATAGTCGCTTGAAAATGGCTGTACCTGGTCCTGGTTACATTCATTTTCCGGAAACCACAGCGTTTGATGATGAATACTTTGCGCAGCTCGGGGCTGAAAAATTGGTGACGGAAATCCGTGCTGGAAAACCTCATCAAGTCTGGAAGCGCAAGCGGGCTCGAAATGAAGCCCTGGACTGCAGTCTTTTGGCCCTGGTTGCGGCCAGGCTCTCAGGCCGACTTCAGATCAAGCCATCAACCGAAACAGAAACCACCACGGCGCCCGTTCTAGATGCCCCTTCTAAAAACCCCTTGGGATATGCCCTGTCACGAAGAAAAGCAAGGAATCACCGATGATCAAAATCACGATTACTGGAGATCAGGAAATCTCTGCCAAATTTTCAGATGCTCCAAAGATAGTTAAGCAATCTATTCGGTCAGCAATGACAAGAACAATGAAAAAGATTGAAAAAGATCTTGAATCAGCTTCTGCTAACGAATTTGATATTCCAAAAAATGTTTTAGCGAAATATCGAGTGAAATCCAGGAGAGTTGGAACTAATGGATTGGTCTGGATGGGATACAACCAAATAAAAGCGACTTACGTTGCACAAATGCCAAAACAGGGGAGTGGATATGGAACAGCAAGACAAGAGGATTGGGGCGTATCAATCAGAAGCTATCTTTTTCAAGGGAGCTTCCTTCAAAAAATGCCATCCGGGCATAAAGGTGTTTTTAATCGACAAGGAGAAAAAATAAAACTAAAACGTGGCAGCTATAGACCTATAGCTCAACAGATTGTTGAGCAAAAAGTCAGCCTTCTTAAAGCCCCAATTTTAGCCGCTCAAGTCCGTGATCGTGCTTCTGAGTATTACCAGCAAGAACTTGCCAGCCAGCTCGCAAATAAACTTTCGAAATAGGAAATACTATGACCATTAAAGCCAATCTTCCTTCCTCCTTTACGGTAGGCGATACCTTCAAAGCGACGATCAGTGATGATCGTTATCCTGCTTCCGAAGGCTGGTCGTTGACCTTTGCAATTGCCAACGGATCGGCCGCAAAAACAGCTAGCGCCTCGGCTTCTGGCAATGATTTTGATCTGACGGTCGCCGGATCGACGACGAATACCTGGGTCGCCGGAAACTATACCTATACGCTGGCCGTCACGAAAGGCGCTGAGCGTTATACCCTGGCCACAGGGCCTATTCAGGTTCTTCCTAACCTTGCAAGCGGCAGCCCAATTGATGGTCGCAGCCATGCCCGGAAAATGCTGGATGCCATTGAGGCCTACCTGGAAAACCAGGCGACTGGAAGTCAGATCGACATTGTTGAATCGGCGATCGATATGCGCCGGGTCAAGCGAGAAGGAAAGGGCGAACTGATCAAATTGCGGGACCGCTATCGCGCCGAAGTTCTTGCTGAAGATCAGGCTGACAAAATCCGTCAGGGGCAGGCCTCAGGACGAAACCTTCAAGTGCGATTTGGCTGATGGATAAGGCCAAACTTCTTCAGGGACTTTCGCTGGCAGGATGGAACCGTAACCGTGCGGCAGAAATGCTGGGTATCTCAAGATCAACGCTGTTTCGAGCAATGAGAGACCATGATGTTTCGTTGCCTAAAGCACAGAGTCGACTGACCACATCGGAAGTGAGCACCATTCGACGAATGGCGCATTCCGGCCACTCTCATCGGGCTATCGCTGGCCGTTTCAGTATCAGCAAAACTGCCGTGGCCTCAGTGATCCATCATCGAACTTTCAAGGTCACCCGATGAAAAGAAACTGGGACACGATCAGAAAGATACTCTTGGCGATAGAAGCACTTCCGACTTTGGACAGTCAGTTAGGCAGTGGAGAGATTGCCGCTATTGATAATGAGGAATGCGCTTATCACATGCGAATATTGATTGAGTCAGGATTGATCGTCGGGTCCTGTCGTGAGGCAATCGGCCCCGCATTTTGTTTTGCGCATCGATTGACCTGGGAAGGGCATGAGTTTCTAGACTCGATCAGGGATGAATCGGTATGGAACAAAATTAAGCTCTCTGCACGAAAGCAGGGCATCTCTCTTTCCCTGGACCTGATCAAGGATCTGTCCAAGATTCTGTTGCAGTCATTGATTAGCACGGTGGTCTAAAAAGTCTCATCGACTGGTCTACAAAGTCTCACGTTTTGCCCTCCCAATCTGCTCATGGCCAGTCTATAAACTGGCCAATGAGCGGACCCACACTGAAAGAAAAACTGTTCAATCGTCGCGGCCTCGTCGTTGCCCAGCGCAATTCCGATGGCAAAACGATTGTGCTCGATCGTCGCCGGATCGCTAAGCGCAAATTCAATGCAGCCAAAACCGACCGATTGTTTTCAGATTGGCAAGTCACGTCACGCCCACTCAATGAAGAGCTGCGATACGCGCTCGATATTCTCCGAAATCGCGCCAGGGATCTGGAACAAAATTCAGAGATTGCCCGTCGCTTTCTGCAGCTGGTCGAAACGCACCTGGTCGGCCCTGAAGGATTTCACCTCACCGTTCAGGGTCTGAATCGGGCTGGATCCGATGATCAGAATAACAATGCCCGCATCGAGGCCAGTTTCTGGAATTGGGCCAAACGTGGCACAGCTGATATCACTGGCCGATACAGCCTGATCGATATTTTGCGAATTTCTGCGCGTACCGCGGCGCGTGATGGCGAATGCCTGATTCGGGTCCATGATGACCTTCCAACCAGCAAAGCCAATCCCTATGGCTTTGCGCTTGAAATGGTCGATCCCGCTCGCATCGATACCTTGCGCCATGTCGATGGCAAAGACGGCTCAAGGACGCGACTTGGAATTGTGCTGGATCGTTTCAATCGGCCGGAAGGCTATTGGATCATCACCGGCTCAGAGCCTAATACCTATCCTGGCACGCATGCCGCTGAGCTTTTTGCGGCACGACAGTTTATCCATGCCTATGTCAGCGATCGCCCCGAACAATATCGGGGAACGCCCTGGATGACCGCCGTGATGGATCTCATTCATATGCTGGACGAGTACCAAGATTCAGCCTTGGTCGCCTCTCGGGTCGGCGCCGCAAAAATGGGCTTCTTCAAGACGCCTGATGGCAATCTGAGCCCCTTGGCCAATGAAACGGATGACGTCGGCACCCTGCTCGATGAGGTCGTGGCAGGGCATTTTTCAGCATTGCCCCCAGGCTATGAATTTCAGAGCTTCAACCCGGATTACCCCCACCAGCTGTACCGGGAATTTACCAGCACCATTTTGCGCTCGATTGCTGCCGGATTGAATGTCAGCTATCACGCGCTGACCGGCGATCTGAATCAGGTCAGCTTTTCTTCAATCCGCTCGGGAACGATTGAAGAGCGCGAGCACTGGATGACGCGTCAGGACTGGATGATCAGTTCAATCCTGGAACCAATTTATCTACGCTGGTTGGATCGTTCTCTGGCTGTCAGCGCCATTCCAAATCTTCCAAAGTTAAATCGCGAAGAACTTTTTTCGCGCTTCCGCCTGCACACCTGGCGTGGCCGTCGCTGGCCTTGGGTTGATCCCTTGCGGGACATCGAGGCCACCATCATGGCCGTTAATGCCGGATTTAAATCACCTCAGCAGGCCGCGGCCGATCTGGGAGTCGATGTTGAATCCGTCCTGGCGGACATTGCGAGATTTAATCAAATGGCTGCAACAGCAGGCCTTGGCCTGACCTACGGCCAAACCGTTCCCACTTCACCCAAACCACCCGGAGCTGACAATGGCTCAACCCAAGCTTAACGAGAAGGCAGCTCGCGCAGCTGCCTTTGAAACCCGCGCTATCGATCTGGAAAAGCGCACTGTCGAACTGGCCTTTGCTACCGAAGCGCCTTATGAGCGTTGGTATGGCTACGAGATTCTTGATTGCACCGTTGCCAGCGTCGACCTTTCGCGCCTGATTGCCTCAGGGCCATTGCTGATGGATCACGATCCCTGTGACCAGGTCGGCGTCATTGAGTCGGTCCGCATCGATGCCGATCGCGTCTGCCGGGCTGTCGTCCGGTTTTCGCAATCCGCCCGAGGCCAAGAGATTTTCCAGGATGTGGCCGATGGCATCCGGAAAAACGTCAGCGTTGGCTACATGGTTAACGCGGCTGTCCTGGTCGGGATGATGGATGACATCGAAACCTATCGGATTACCTCATGGACTCCCTATGAGATTTCCCTTGTCAGCTGCCCGGCCGATATTCAGGCCGGCGTGGGTCGCTCAAATAAAGCGTGTGAACCCAAGCGAGATGACCCCCTGACTTCTACCGATCCCATGGATCCGAATGGCGAAAGCGAGACGGAATCCGAGGGGGAGAACTGTATCACCGTGACTTCAACCACCACTGTCTGCATCCCTACAGGAGGAACTATGACAGAGAAAACCCCCCAGCCTGTAGATGTGCAGGCAATTGAGAACGGCGTCCGTGAAGCTGAAAAAGCACGCATCTCGGAAATCCGTACCCTTGGCGAGAAGGCCGCCCACCTCGGTGGTCGTGATCTGGCCCTTGAAATGATCAGCGCCGGTCGCAGCGTTGATGACATGAAGGATGCCCTTCTGGAGCGCATGCCCGATATGTCCAAGCGCGCCATGGGCGATGCGCCGGCTACCATCGGCATGTCGACTCAGGAAATCCGCAAATACAGCCTGGTCCGTCTTCTGAATGCTCTGGCGCATCCGAAAGACCTTCGCGCTCAGGAAGCGGCCGCTTTCGAATTGGACTGCGCTCGCGCAGCGGCTGACATCGCTGTTCGTGCACCGCGCGGCGCCCTGGTCCCGTTTGACGTCTTGGGTGGCAAGCGTGATCTGACCGTTGGTACCAACTCGGCCGGTGGCTACACCGTAGCAACGGACCTTCTGGCTCAGGACTTTATCGAGCTTCTGCGCAATGCCATGGTGTTGCCGAGCTTGGGCGCTCGCATGCTGACTGGCTTGGTGGGCAACATTGCCATTCCGCGCCTTTCTGGCGCTTCAACGGCTTACTGGGTCTCAGAATCCAGTGCACCGACTGAAAGCCAGCAGACCTTTGACCAGGTCACCATGAGCCCGAAGACGGTCGGCGCGTTCACGGATATCAGCCGCAAGCTCCTGCTTCAGTCTTCGCTCGATATTGAAGCGATGGTCCGTCAGGATCTGGCAACCGTTCTGGGTCTCGCGATTCAGCAGGCGGCAATCAATGGCAGCGGTACAGCACCGACCCCGCGTGGCATTCTGAACACCTCTGGTATCGGCAATGCTTCTAGCGCAGGCGCCGATGGTACGGCACCGACCTGGGCCCAGATCGTCAATCTTGAAAGCCTGGTGGCTGCAGCCAATGCCGATGTCGGAACCCTGGCTTACCTTACCAACGCCAAGGTCCGTGGCAAACTCAAGGGCACGTTCACCAATGCCACTTATGGCGAACAGCCTGTGTGGGGTATGGACAGCATGGTCAATGGCTATAACGCAGCCGTTACCAATGCCGTTCCTTCAGATCTCACCAAGGGGTCTGGTACCGCGCTCTCCGCCATCATCTTCGGCAACTTCGCAGATCTTCTGATCGGCATGTGGGGCGGCCTGGATCTCACCGTTGATCCTTACAGCAATTCAACTTCTGGAACGCTCCGTATTGTGGCGCTGCAGGATGTGGACGTTGCCGTTCGTCACGCGGCGAGCTTTGCGGCAGCCACTGACGTGGTTACCAGCTAATGGAAGCCATCAAATTGATCGAGCCTTGTGGTGTGGCCGGCGTCATGTATGACGCTGGCACCATCCTGGCGCTGCCGGATGCGGTTTCAGCTGCAGATGCTAAGGATCTCATCCTGATGCAGAAAGCCGTTGAAGCCGAAAAGCCGGTAGCCGCTAAGCCCTCCAAAGGCAAGGCAGCAGAATGATGAATTGGGGCGGGGTCAATGATGCGGTATTAGCCGAATTTGGTGAAATCCTCATCTTCTCGACAGCCGGGGGCTCCAAGAGCCTGACCGCGATTGTCTTGAGACCCCGCGCTCCAGTGAGCTCGATGCCCGCTGCGCAGAATGCGCTAGTGGCTCAGGTCCTAGGGCCCAACGATCTTTTGGTTTCTGCAAAAACTTCAGCCATTGCCGCTTGCGGTATTGAAGTGCAAAACACCACCACGATTGATGGGATTTCCTATTGGGTTTCCCAGCTGTGGCCTGACGATGGCGGGATGACCGCCATGGAGCTTCGACCATGATCGATCATCGGGATTGGGTTGACCATCTCAAAAACCATTGTGCCGCCCTGGGCGGTCGCGTTTTTGACCTGGCGCAATTCACGCGAGATGCAGGCGGCTGGAAAACCCTTCCGGCAGCTTACGTTTATCCCGTTTCGGATATGGCCGGAGAAGGCTATGCCACTCTCAATGCAAGACAGTCTGTGGTCGTCACCATGGCCGTTTTGATTGTGGTCAGGGCAAGCGGAACCGCAGAGCAAAAACTGGACTCACTCGCAACCGTCCGCAATGCCGTGAACGCTGCGATGCAGGGATGGCAGCCGCCCAACTGTTTTGACACCGTGAACTATGTGGGTGGACAGAGTGAGGAATATATCAATTCTGATTTGATCTGGGAGGATCGATACGCCTCCCGCTATTTGTTGACTCCATAGAGGTAAGCCATGGCCAAAAGCCCAGCCCCCAAAGCGATTGATTCGATCAGTCCAGGCATTGGCGGAAGCTATGCCAAAGATCCCGTTACTGGCGAATTGTCGCTGATCGAACCCCCCACTGCCGAAGCAGCCCGATCTGATGCCAAGGCATCAGCTTCAGAGCCTGTTTCTGCGGCTTCAACGATTGATGAAGACCAGGAGATTCCGTCATGACTCTTTTTATGAGAAAGACCGTCATTGCCGTCAAAAAGGAAACGACCTACGGCACTGACTCAACCCCGACCGGAGCGGAAGCGTTCCTGGTCAAAAATGCCACCTTGACTCCGATTGCCGGTGACTCTGCCGCCCGCGATCTGATCCGTCCTTATTTCGGGAATTCAGAAACCATTCAGCTGAATTCGCATGCCGAACTGAAATTTGATGTCGAATTTCAGTCCTCTGGAACGGCTGGTACGGCTCCGGCGTTCAAGGATGCTCTCAAGGCCTGTGGTTTTGCAGAAACAGTCACCGCTGGAAGCAAAGTGGAGTATCTCCCGGTTTCGGCTAGCTTTGATTCCGTCACCATCGATTTTTATCTCGATGGCGTCATGCACCAATTGACCGGTGCGCGTGGGACGGTTTCCCTATCCGTGCAGCGTGGCCAGATTCCGAGCCTTTCTTTCTCGTTCTGGGGTCGCTACAACACTCCGACCGATGCGGCTCTGATCAGCCCGACCTATTCGGGATTTAAGACCCCGATTGGCCCGAATTCCACCAATACCCCGACCGTTACCCTCCACAGCGCAGCGCTGGTGATGGAAAGCCTGTCTCTGGATGTAGCCAACAACATGGTCTTCCGGGATCTTCCAGGCGGCTCTTCAGCGGCTTTGATCACCGATCGCAAGCCGACCGGGTCAATCAGCTTTGAGGCCGGCCTGATTGCTACCAAGAACTGGTTTGAAATTGCCAAGGCCACCACGCTTGGCGCCCTTCAGGTCGTTCATGGAACCGCTGCAGGTTATATCTGCCAGATCGATGCGCCCAATGTCCAGATTCAGCAGCCGGCTTATGCCGACAGCGATGGCATCGCCATGATCAATACCAATCTGGCATTGATTCCTGGATCCAGCGGCAACGATGAATTGAAGCTCACGTTCAAGTAAGCCTCACCCCAAACGGACAGATAAACGAATCGCGCCCACCCCCATGGGCTGTCTTCGGCACCCTGCCGCCGAGCGATACAGGCAGGGACTTATTCGATAACAGACAGATGAGGGACAACCCATGGGATTCAAGCTCAGCGTATCAGACAGTTTCTTCTACCCGGCCAGCGTGCATGCGATTCAGGAGAACGGACAGTCCACCAAGATCACCATCACTTTCAAATTCAAGCGCCTTGACATCGACCAGGTCAGGGATCGGCAAATGGCTGATGGCGCCCAGATTTGGGCCAATCTCATGGCTGACCATGATGGCGACCTGGCCCTGGTCAACAGCAAGTTCACAGCTGAGCTGATCCGCCAGGGCAAAAACAGCCTCTCGTCTGAACAGATGGCCGATGATCTTTTGGAGATCCTTTGCGGCTGGAAAGACGTTTCAGATGATGAAGGTCCGATGGAATTTAACCGAGACAACCTGGTGCGGCTGATCCGGTTTACTCCAGGCATTTATGCGGCCATCAAGGCCGCCTACAACGAGGCCAACTCGGGCGAGGGCAAAAGAAAAAACTGATTGAGGCGGCACGCTACTGGGCGGACCCAAAAAAAGCGGATGTCACCGGATCAGATGATCTTGAAGGCGCATTTCGCGCCTTCGGGATTGATGACGGCGAAGTGGATTTCATTTCGCCAGAAGCGGAGGAGCATTTTGAAATCTGGCCAGAAAACTGGGCCACGCTTCTCGTTTTTTTAGCTCTAGAGACGCAATGGCGAAAGGAAATCACCATGACCGGGCATCTGGTTTGGCACGGTCTCCGATACGGCGAAGTGGAAACGACAATTCGACTTTTGGGCCATCAATCGGACCGGCGCTTGATTTTTAAAGGGGTCACAGAAATGGAACGTGCAGCGCTGCCGCTACTCAACAAACCGAGGAAATAAGCATGGCATTTTCTCTCTCCGAAAAATCAAAGCAGCGACTCCAAGGCCTCCATCCCAATCTGGTTAAAGTGGTTTACCGGGCGCTTGAGATCACTCCCATCGATTTCACGGTAATTGAAGGACTGAGGACCCGGGAGCGACAGAAATACCTTTTTGATAAAGGGGCCACCCGGACCTTGAACTCACGTCATATTACCGGCCATGCCGTTGATTTGGCCCCTTTGAAAGACGGCAAGCCGTCCTGGAATTGGGAAGATTACTACCCCCTTTCTGAAGCCATGAAGACAGCAGCTCAGGAATTGGGAATTCAGATTGAATGGGGTGGCGACTGGACAAGTTTCAAGGATGGACCCCACTGGCAGTTGCCCAAATAGGCCTGCCATGGCACCCGACAGAGAGGACAACACAATGGATCCATCGAAAGACCCTACCAGTTACGACATCTTGACCTACTCCTGGGTCTTGGGACTCTCCATGGTGGGTGGTGTGGTTTCCTTCATGCGAAAAATTCGCGAAGGCAAGGCACGTGCTTTCAACATTCTGGAACTGGTCGGAGAGATCGTAACGGCAGGGTTTGCAGGCGTTCTTACTTTCTGGCTTTGCGAGGCCGGCTCGATTGATCCGCTCATTTCAGCCGCTTTAGTGGGTATTGCGGGCCACATGGGCAGTCGAACCATTCTCCTTTTGGAGCAATGGGCGGAATCAAAACTTCCCAAGGATTAAAGGCAAAGCATCATGGGCGATTTACAGCTTGGCATCAAAATCACGGCAGAAGGAAATGCTGCCGAGATGGAATTCAACCGCATTCGCCAAAGCTTGGGTGAAGTCGGTAAATCAGCGAAATCGATTGAATCCAATCTCAGCTCCATGGCTAGCGTCGCCAAAAGCGCCTTTGCGGCGATGGGCGCTGCGTTTTCAGTCAAGCAATTGATTGAGACCACTGATGCCTATACCAACATGAACTCCAAGCTGAAGCTGGCCACAGCCTCAGCAGATGAGTACGCCAATGCGCAGAAATCCCTTTTTGCCATTGCTCAGAACAATAAAACGGCCCTGAATGAGACAGTGAGCCTCTACAGCCGGATTGCTGTGGGAATGCGCGACATGGGGGCCAGTCAGGCGCAAGTTTTAAAAGTGGTTGATAGCGTCGGCAAAGCCTTAAAGGTTTCCGGGGCCTCGACCTCAGAAGCCGCCAGCGTGACGACGCAGCTTAGCCAGGCTTTGGCCTCCGGGGTTTTGCGCGGCGAAGAATTCAATTCCGTCATGGAAAA